AATGCAAGTCCCAAAATAATCAACCAGGTATAACCGTCAGCTACCAGCCGAAGCCCGGAAGTAGTCAGAGCACCTATAAAATAAAGAACGGTTCCTAACCCCATAACATAACAAGTCAGTACAGTGGAATTGATTCGAACAGCGCGTGTCATTCGTACACCAACAATATACCCCGCATAGGAAAACACAGAAACACAAGCTGCTACCAGTCCGACTATCGTATCACCATTTTTCGCCTCCAGTTCCCCCGATGAAAGCAAGGCCGCTCCTAACAAGGACATGAAGACCGCAAACATCACCCAAAGGGATTTCTTCTCCTGAAAGAAGTACATCATAACTAGAGATACCGCCAACGGATACATAAAATGAATGGTTGACGCCACCCCGGTAGCTATATTCTGATATGCTATAAGCAAACTGAATGAAGTAACTGCCCTCAACAAACTTAATAAAAGAACAACTAAAAAATCCTTCTTTTCCAATCGAAAACTACATCCTGAACACCATCCGAACAGAGTCAACGCAATTGTCGCCACTCCCCAACGATAGGAAAGCACTTCGAAAGCTGAAAAACCTGCCAACAATAAAGTGAGGGAAAAGAACGGAGCCAGTCCAAAAGTAGAGGAAGACACCGCTGCATAAAGTATACCTTTTATACGATTCATCAATCTATTCAACTAATTTCCGATATTCATGGGTACAAAGATCATAAATATTTCTTTAATATCACCATTAATTTCACATTATCAGTTAATCGATCTAACCCCTAAATCAGTACAAGAAGATAAGCCTGATACATTTCCTCCTTATAAATATAACCTTTTAATAATCCTCAATGACTGTATTTCCAAAAATATCCTTTTTGATAATTTTTCTATGACCATCACTACTTTCAATTATTTCGTTCCCCAAAATATCTTTTTTAATGGTTGTTCTATTGCCTTTGCCATCTTCGATAATGGTATTTCCAAAGATATCTTTTTTAATCGTCTTTCTATTACCTTTATTGTCTCGAATGATAGTATTTCCAAAAATATCCTCTTCGATAGTCTTTCTATTACCCTTATCATCACGAATGATGGTATTTCCAAAAATATCCTCTTCGATAGTCTTTCTATTACCTTTATCATCACGAATGGTGATATTCCCAAAAATATCTTTTTCAATAGTCTTTCTATTGCCTTTATCATCACGAATAGTAATATTCCCCAAAATATCCTCTTCAATGGTCTTTCTATTGCCTTTATCATCACGAATGGTGATATTCCCAAAAATATCTTTTTCAATGGTCTTTCTATTGCCTTTATCATCACGAATGATGATATTTCCAAAGATATCCTTTTCGACAGTCTTTCTCCCTTGATTAACTCCCGAATACTCATAATTGTCTTCAATAAGATTTGCACCATAGCTCTTTATTATATAAGGAGCCAAAATAAATTGGGTAGCAAATAGGATAAATAAAATCTTTTTCATGGCGTTTTTCTTTTGGTTTATAACAAAAGTAACGCAGGAAAATCATAAAAAACTAGTGAATACTACAATTGTCAATAGGGAAAAGCCTAAAATAAAGAATTAAACACAGTACCTATTGTACCATACCATAATGCAGGAATATTCTCGAATTTTCAAGTGGTCCGGCTCAGTTGTAATTCTTGGGGGATTAAGTTTAGTCAATTCCCTTCATGCATATACCTTTGCTAGCCTAAAAAGGAAGAAGCTCATATCCACTACTCCTCTAAATGATGCCCTAAATGCTTTGATTTTAGCATTAAATGCTTCCGCTGCTGCATTTGTACTCCTGTTCACAAAGAAGTTCAGAATCCTTTCATAATGATTCTCAATAGAGTTTGCTACTGTTGTGAATGTATCGTATCCATATTCTTCAATCTTATTATACCATAGTGCCAGCTTTGCTCTTGCTACATCCTTGTCATAGTTTGTGGAAAAGATCTTTCCCAACTCCAATGAGTAGTAATATACGTGCTTAATATCTTCAAACTGCTTGAAAAGTAATTCTGCCCTGATTTTCTGACTCTTGGTCCATTTATCAGGTGATTTAAATAATAAATATCTGCTTCTGGCCAATAATTGCCTGAGTGTATCTCCGTTTTCGAGTTCTTCTGCTTTATATACTTCCCCCTTCTCTTTTGCCGCTTTCATAGCTTTATTCTCCTCTTTTATCACTTGCCATCTATATGTAATGCGCAACTCTTGTACAGCTTCGTATACAAGTTTTTGTACATGAAACCTATCAATCACCTGCATGGCACGTGGAAAGCACGTTTTGGCAATCTTTTGCATGCTCCCGGCCATATCCAGTGTAATTTCTTTGACCTGATTACGCAGCTCCTGTGGCATCTTTGTAAGTACCGCAATGATATCATCGGTTTTAGTGCCCTGAATTACAGCTATAATAGAACCTTTCCTACCTCGCTTATCTCTATTTATTAAGATGGTATAAAGATCTCCCTTACTTAAAGCCGTTTCGTCAATACATAGGTGATAACCCATATTCTTTGGATAAAGGATATACTCTTGGGCATGTGCTCTCTGATCCCAATTCTGGAAGTCACTCAGGTGGTCTTTATATTGGCTTTGAAGCTGTTTGCCATCCATACAGTAATGCTCAGCTACACTTTGGCAGCTAACGGCGTGATTATCTAAGTAATTCTTTTAAAAAAGCACCGAACTCAGCGGTTATGCGAGTACCGGTGGCTACCAAACTCCAGTCACGACTATATGTCTGCCCAGTGGAGGGATCTTCCCAGCGACGACGCTTGATACGTAAATAAACGGCTTTACCACGGATAGGGAAGTCCTGAACTTCAATCTCAGGGAGGAAACCTTTTGAGTGAAGATGGAGATCAGAGTACTCAGAAGGAATAGTGGCTTTCTCCTCTAAATAAAGAATAAAGCAAGTATCCTGAGAAACATGATTGACTAGGGTAAAGTAATCAAGGATTCCTGAAGGCAAGAACAAGCTTAAAGAAGCAACAGGATCAATCGTTTGGGAAGAGGATGTTTTCATGATGCAAAAATAAGAATTTTAACGCAATCCCCCAAGGTTTCAGACTGAGCCTTTGGCCCCCGAAACGGTCTCCGTAAAAAATAAGCCCTTGAAAGTGCTTGACTTTCAAGGGCTTCAAAGTGATAGTTGAGGTTCCTGGCGAACCTCTTTTTCTTTATTTTCCTTATTTATTAGATAAAACATTATTTTTATAATATACTGAAATACAATAAATTATTTATCACACAAAGAAAATAGAATAAAATAAGATAAAAGTTTGTAGTACCAATGTAGTACCAAATCAAAAAGAATCTCTATCTTTGTAGTACCAACTTATAAAAGTAAAAATATGGGTGCAACATTCATTTTGAGAACTGACAAAAGCGAAGGATATGCAACCTTATACGCTCGCATACAAAACAGGGTTCCAAAGATTAACATTCGAGTATCTACCGGATTAGAGGTTGATATAAAAGAGTGGAACAAATCTTTAACAGGAGCCAAAGCTCTAACAGCTTTCAGGACAGGCAAAGGAAAAGAACTTTACCTTAAACTAGACGCTATTTCATCAACGATTGACGCACTAATAAAAAATGGTGTAGCCATAACTTCCGACATGGCTAAAGAGCGTATACATGAAATAGTATATGCTGAACAGATAGCAGCCGAGAAAGAACGAGCAGAAGCCGAAGCTAAAGCCCTAGAAGAAGAACAGGCTACCAACTTCAACGACTTCATAGCACAATTCATTCACGAATGTGAAACCGGAAAACGGAAAAAGAAAGGAGGAACCACAAATATATCTCTTGGAACAATCAAGAGCTACAAAGGCTTTCAATCCCAGTTTAAAGCGTATCAGGAAACAAGGCTAAAGGTTATTGATTTTGAGGACCTGACAATAGAGTTTTATAATGACTTCCGATCATTCCTCACAGATAAGGAATATTCCCCTAATACTATCGCTCGGATGGTGAAGATATGCAAAACGATATGTTATGCAGCCGAGCAGCTTAAACTTATGGATGCGGCAAACGTCCGGTTTGGTTTTGATGTAATCTATAAAGATGTTGATAATGTCTATTTGACTGAAGAACGAATACAGGAACTTTATGAGTACGATTTGTCCAACCGTCCGGCATGGGAAAAGATAAAAGATGTGTTTGTTGTCGGTTGCCTGACCGGGCAACGTGTAAGTGATTATAAGCGCATCAATGCAAAGATGATTGTTACCCTTACCGATGGCAATAAGTACATCAAACTTAAACAGGAAAAGACCGGAAATATCGTTTATATTCCTCTTGATTATCGTGTTGCAACTATCCTTGACAAATATAACGGTACACTTCCCAAAGTCTACGACCAAAAGATAAACGACCATATTAAAGAGATTGGCGAAGCTTTAGGATGGACGGAAATAGTAGAGTTTGACGAACAACGGGGAGCGATGGAGTATACCGCTAAAAAACGTTTCTGCGACCTTCTTAAAACTCATACCTGCCGGAGAAGTTTAGCAACCAATATGTATAAAGCCGGGGCTTCATTAAGTTCTATAATGGCTATCACCGGACACAGCAGCGAGCAGCAACTAAAAACATATCTTAAACTGGATGAATCAGAAAAGAGTATGCTAGCAGCAAAAGAAGATTATTTCACGAAATTACGAATAGCTAAATGAGAATGTGACATTTTAACACCCTCATTAAGCAACAAAAAAATGATTGTTTATTAAAAGTTATGTAAAAATGGAAAATATACGAGCCTTTTATTACGATTTCAGAAACAAACTAATACAGATAAAAATAGATTCAGATATCAGTCCATTAAAGGATTATCAAACTAAATCATATGATATTTATTCAAGCCGCATTATTGATTATGATTTAATGCATAAATCATTAGATAATATAACCAATAAATTATTGAATTTACATTGTAGAGAGGATAGATATATATATGCTAAGCTTCTGATAAACAACAACAATGCTCATAAAACAGTCATTGAAGAACTTATAGACGATAGTTTTAACGACAAAATTGTATTAGGTATTGATTCAGGAATTTATTATATAAAATCAGAAAATGATATCTCTATTGAACTAAAAAACGAAGATTATGAGAATAAACGTTTATCCCATTTTTACAAGGAAGAACTTATTCCGTTTGAAAATATCCTTTTTAATACCCTTTATGATTTCGGTCTTAATATTGAATCTGTAGGTATACAAAGGGAACGTTCAGAAGTTGACCTGACTGATATTATAAAATCCGAAATAGGAAATAGCCCAACTAGAAGTAGGCAATTTACGACTAAAAGACAAACAATGGCAATTGTTGAATTATTATCCAAGTTAGGAATTAACACAGGAAATGTTGATAAAACAGCCATAGCTGGATTTATCCAATTTTTAACAGGTAAACAATCTGAATCACTTCCGCAAAATACAACTGCATATAAGTTGATTGAAAGGAAAGATCCTGATTCTGAAAAAGAAAAAAACAGCTTTAATAATGATTGTGATTTTGTTGCTTCATATTTTGAAAGTGTGGGGCTGATTTCTTTGGCAGATAAAATAAAAAGAGGAAAAGTTTAAGATTCTACTCTAATTTAGGATATGGTTAGGATATCCTAAGCAATAAAACGCAAACAAACTTTGCTCCGTAATCAAAAACGAAAGGTTATGGAGCAATTTATTTCTACCCCTAATTCAATACTTATTCAAGGCGCAACAATGAGTGACCTTGAAAGTATGTTGAGCCGCTTACTTGACAAGAAGTTGGCTGATATAATAGATTCTACTCTCAAAGTAGACGTAAGTCCCAAAGACGGACTTTACAAACGTAAAGTAGCAGCAGAAAAGCTACAAATCTCCCTTGTTACTTTAGATAACTGGACTAAGTTGGGGATTATTAACGCCCGAAAAGTTGGTTCACGTGTATATTACACTGATAGTGATATTAATAACGCCTTGAAAAAGGTATCTAAATCCTAAAGACATGGGAAAGTTAGACATTAACATTACCCAGACGCAACAGATCGTTATGGGCTTCATCTCCCCTATTATTGACGAAATAGTAGACAGAGTATCAGAGAGAGTATTAGCCGCATCAAAGAAAGAACCAAAATTCTACACTCGAAAAGAAGCCGCTGAAATCCTTCATGTCACCTTACCAACATTGGCAAGGATAACAAAAGACGGACTTCTTATCTCCAAGCGTGTAGGTAGTAGAATCCTTTATGAAGCAGACGCTATTGATGAGGCTGTAAAAAAACAGGTCGTATTCAAATATCGGAGGGCATGACTATGAAAGAAAAGAAAAAAGCAGCCTCCACAACTGCCAATCCCCTTAATGACAGGAGCAAAGATAATCATTCCTCACGAATCATCCAACAGGTACGATCTATTTTCTTATCTGGCCGGAAGGTAACAGCAAAAGAAATCAACGCTGAAACAAATTCGAATGATGCCAGACGTGTAATCTCCACCCTCCGTAATGATGAAGGCTGGGATATTAAAGACGTTCGTCTGGACGATAGAAGAAAACTATACTGGTTAGAGCCGGATAAACGGCAAATGTCTATTGATTGGGAGGATGCCTATGGAAAGTAAAAGACAAAGAGATACGTTTATTTTCTATCGCAGTTTCAAAGAGAGCATGAGCGATTTATCGGACACTGATAAGTTGATTATGTATGAAGCGATAACAGATTACAGTCTCGATATGAAAGAGCCCGAATTAACCGGATTTCCCAAAGCCTTATTTTCGTTAATACGTCCTTTTCTTGACGCTAATACACAACGTTGGAAAAATGGTTGTAAAGGTGGTGCTCCCAAAGGGAATAAAAACAACCGCTTTTCAAAAAGTACAACCGAAGTACAACCGGAAGTTAACCAGAGTACAACCGAAGTACAAGCTAATAAGGATAAGAATGTAAATAAGGATAAGAATAAGGATATTAATAAAGAAAATACTATCGTATCAAAGAAAGACGAGCTTTCTTTATCATCTCCATCCGAAGAATTTATAAAATTCAATCAATGGCTAGATAAACATTGTCCTTTCGTACTGAAGGTAAAAACGCAAATGACAGAACCGGAATATCAAAAGCTTCTTGCCAAATACACCAAGAAAGAAATTAGCGATGTTCTTGAAAGCTTGAACAACTGGAATGACTTCCCTAAGAAACGGACTAATGTATATCGTAGCACATTAGACGAATTGAAAAAGAAATTCGGAGAACGATAATTTTAAACTGTTACAATCATGGCAAAAACAGAGAAAATCTTAATAGACAATATATGCCCGCTGTATGATTTGGAATGTGAGAAGGCAGTGCTAGGCACATTAACCAGTCCTGTATTATCCAATGGGGAGATACCGGAGAATCTGACGGAAGATTGTTTCTATGACGAATTTAACCGCAACATATTCCGGGCTATAGACTCAATTATATCCCGTGGAGATCATCCCGAACCAATCGCAATAAAAGGGTGTCTTGATAAAATGGGAATATCTTTCAATGTGGCCGAATTATTAAAACGCCTGGATGGTATGACACTTGATTTCAATCAATACGTAAACCGTTTGTTTGATTTGAGTGTACACCGCAAATTCAGGGAGATAGGTTTGTTTCTTCTGAAACATTCCGCCTCGGAAGAGGAAGATATTGAACAGGTGCAGACAAAAGCCGTCGAATCCCTATCCGGTATGTTCCGGCAATCTTCGGACAACATATACACGTTAAAGGATGGTTTGACGGGAGTACACCAACAAGTGAACCGCAATCTTTCCGGTCAGACATCATTAACCGGAACGCCTACCGGGTTCGATCAGTTTGATAGAAGGTCAGGAGGATTGCAAAAATCCGACTTGATAATCATTGCGGCAGAGCAAAGCATGGGTAAAACATCCCTGTTAATGTCTATTTTACGGTTTGCGGCACTTTCAGGTACAAAGAGTATAATTTATTCAATGGAAATGAGAAAAGAGCAAATTGCGTCTCGTTTGGCTTCTATTGAAAGCGGAGTACCGGCAAATCAAATCATGTACTCTCAATTAACAAGCTCCCAGTTAGAAAGCTTTGATAAAGGGTTGGCTAGATTACTTCATCTTCCGATATATTTCGACGATAACAGTACCAGCAATATAGACAGTATAATAAACTCTATCCGGTACATGAAACGGAAGTATGATATAGACGGTGCGGCTGTTGACTATTTGCAGATTCTCAACGTAAACATGAAGGGAGCTAATAAGGAGCAACAGATGGGCGACGTGGCACGACGCTTGAAAAATCTAGCAAAAGAGCTTGATATCTGGATTATCGCATTATCTCAACTCAACAGAGACAAAGATAACCCGGTTCCCTCTATAGCCCGTTTACGTGATAGCGGACAAATAGCAGAAGCCGCCGATGTGGTTATGTTGATTTATCGTCCGGAGGTGAAAGGCAAACCATATCCGGGAGAGTTTTCCAATGTAGAAACGAAAGGTACAGCAATGATAGATGTTGCCAAAGGCCGAAACATCGGGATAATGAAGTTCATTTGCAAGTTCGATGCTCCGACCACTCACTTTTACGACTTACAGGATATACCTATTTCGGCAAATATTGAACCTGATCCCTTTTAGCTATGGAAATAGAAACAATCTACGGACAAGTGATAGCGAAAGCAAACAACTATCAAGCCGTACCGGGCAAAGACGGTCAGAAACGGATCATCAAAAATGACCGGATCAGGGAATATGAGAAATCCTTCTGCCTACAATGCAAGAAGTATCGAGGAAAGCGCATTTCCGGTCGTTTCAAGCTATTTATTCGTGTATGGCATGGGAATATTCGCTTCGACCTGGATAATGCCTTAAAAACGATCCTTGATTGCTTGCAAATGGTGGAGGCTATTACAAATGACAGCCTATGTTTTGAGATTCATGCGGAGAAGCGGATAGACCGACGGAATCCGAGAGTAGAGTTTGGTCTGGAAGAGATAAACGAGCAAAAAAATATATTCAGCCAAAATAAAGCGATTTAAGCCATTTTCTTTTGCGGGATGATAAGATATCCATCTTTGCGGAGAAAATCGAAAATATTGCAAACGTGAAAAGAATATGAAAGGATTAGAGATGGTGAAGCCTTCATCATTGAAGGCAGAGTTTAAAAAGTTCGGTGATTCTTTCGAATTAGTATTCAAAAACAGAAAAAACCGAATGTACTGTTATCGAAGGACCACACCGGAGGGAATAGTATATTTTGAAGTATTCCGATCCAATTTTGGGAAAACAAAAAGCGGGTACTCCTATGAATATTATCCCAGAGATTCACAGTTTGGCGTATCTGCATGGTGTATCAGAGACGGCAAAGGAGCAATGAAGAAAGTGTTTAAGTACATGAAAAGAACATTTTCTAATTAAGTGGATTATTAATCATCATTTTTTTAACATTATGACAAAAGACGAATTATATATCAATAACACAAAAGCCGATCTTAATAAGACGGATATTACTTTGAGCTATAAGAGTAACCTGCTAACCGATATTAGTAAAATTATAAGTAATAGGAGTTATACGATCAGGTTGCCGAAAACGGCAAAGAATCTGGCTTTGATTGAGTGTTCACATCTTCCCAGCTCAACAAGCCGTTATCCGTACCTAAAGCATAAAGGTACGTTATTACGGAATGGCATTGAGATGATTAAAAATGCCAATGTAGTACTACTAGAAACTGGCGAAACAATAGAGGTTGCTCTTACATGGGGAAACGTCACAAACTTTGCTGGCGTGGTAAACGATGGCAAGAAGCTAACGGATATTACGCACGGGACAGTGGAAGGCGTGGACTGGGTAATATGGAGTAATAAAGGAAGCAATTCAGCACAATTTCCACTTATTGATTACGGGTTTAACTCCGATGATCCGAACGTGTGGTATCATCCTGTAGTTACTGTGAAATGGATTTTAGACAAGATTCAGGAGCAAAGCGGAGTGACATTTAATTTCCCGTCTGACAAGCTTACTGTTATAAACAAAATGATTATTCCTCTTTTGACAAGGAATGATAGCGAAGAACTATATAGCAAATACCCTATCAATTTAGTTGGGACTGGCATTGGTAGTGATAACAGAGTAGCGAATTATTTTGGGCTTAATATTAACTTTAACGGTGATGATACTCAAAGGAAATATGGAGAGACTATAGATTATCAGCAACAAAATTCAACCGTAAAAGCATATAAAATATCTTATGATTCAGATAAATCTCATATAAAAGGAACAGTTATGACCGTATTCAGGTCTACTACCATTAGCATAGATTATTTGACAGTAGAATTATGGATAGACAGAACTAGTATAGCGACCTTTAATCCAGTATCATATCAAGTGAATGATAATTTATGGACGGTCGGGTTTAATATTGATTGTACTTTTAATATCAGTGCAGAACAAACTATATCTTTAGGATTATTGAGTGGAAGAGGATATTTTAGTTCGGCGTCAGATGCAGGATCCAATACAAATTTGAATCTTACATTATCTGCTAGAGGTGAAATATCTTTTGGCGAGAAATTCCCCCTAGTTCCCAATCTCCCGGACATCAAGCAAATAGACTTCATTAAAGCCGTTGCCTCAATGGTCGGTTTGTTTGCCTTACCGGATGGCGAAAACGGGATCAAGTTTATTCCCTTCGATAATCTGTCTGCAAACAAATCTAAAGCTGTAGACTGGACGGATCGTGTGATTATGGCTTATAAGAGCGTGACGCCAAGAAACTTACAGTACACCCTTGATAACATTGCTCAAAACAACTGGTTCCGGTATAAAGAAGATGATAATGTCATGGGAAACTATGACGGAAATATCCAGGTTGATGATGCCACGATTGAGTACGAACGTGATGCCATTACTTTGCCTTTCTCCGCCTGCAGTACAAAAGGAGGCGTTGCTTATATTCCTCTTTATTCTTATAACGAGGAAGGAGAGTTGGAGTATAACAAAACAAATCCCCGGATATTATTGCTTGATGGTACGAAGGGAATATTCAAGGGGCTAGAATGGACTACCTTAATTGCAAATAACTATCAGACGTACAAAGGACTAATCAATAATGCAAAGGTAGTGACCGAGTATATCCGTCTTAATAGTATCGAATTGCGGGACTTAGAGATGGATATACCGGTTTATTTGGCTCAATATGGTTGTTATCTGGCTATCATAGAGATAACAACTAAAGAAAACAATATATGCGAGTGTAAACTTTTAAAATTGTAATATCATGGAAGAAAATGTAGAAGAAAAAGTTCGGAGTATTACCGAACAGGCCAATCAAACTAGAAAAATGCTTTTAGAAGAATATTTGGGACATTCCATTTCTATGGAAGAGGCTATAAATATGGAAATACCGGACGAAGCTCTGGATCATCTGGGAGATTTGTAATTTAATGATTTAATATGAAATGATTATGACAGAAAAAGATTTATTAAACAACAGAGAAGCCATGAAATTAGCTTTGGCTTTTGACAAGATGGCTAAAGAGTATAAAACTACTATTCAGAAAGTAGTAGCAGAAGGCAAACGAGTTACAGAATTAATCCAAAACAACCGGATGGAGGCTGTATCAACATTATCAATGATCGAGAATCTGATAAATGAACATGAGACGGATTCCGAAAAACGTAAAAAAATGCTTTCACTCCTGGATAATCTGAATATCAAAGGAGATAGCAAAACTTTCCCAGCCCTTGTTATGGCTTTATTTTTTGCAAGTAACGGAGTATTAACCGAAAAATAGAAAAGAGTTATGAAAAATGAAAATACAGTAGAAAAAGTATTAGAGATAAAAGTTCGATATGATGATGCGATCCGGAACATTGCAAAATACCGGGCGGCTATTGACGATTTGAAGAAAGAAGAGGCAGAGTATAAAAAAGCCTTGAAGGACAAGAAAATATCACAAGAGGAGTATAATGCCAAGCTCGTAGAAACAGAAAAAAAAATGATGCACGCTAAAGACGTGGTTCAGACGCTTACTAAAGATGTTAGAAATAATATAAAGATTGAAAAGGAGCAAACAGGTAGTTTAAAGCAACTCCGGGCACAATTATCCAATCTTACATCAGAGTATGACAGCCTTTCGGAAGTAGAAAGAAAAGCAAGTAGAGGGCAGGAACTTAAAATCAAGATCAACGGTATAACAGATTCACTCAAAGAAGCGGAAGGAGAAACTCAACGTTTCTACCGAAGTGTCGGAAGCTACGAAGAAGCCATAAAAAACGCTCTGGGAATGAATAACTCTTTTGCTGATTCCCTGCTACGTATGGCAGACAATGCCAAAAGCGGTTCCGGTCTTTTCTCCAATCTGAAAACGGAAGCTTCCGCCTTCGGAAATACCCTAACTTCCCTTTTAAAGAATAAAGTATTTTTAGGCATCGCAGGGATAGCGGGTGCTGGCGTTGTCTTTAAATGGTGGTATGATTACAATAAAGGTTTGGTTGAAGCTACAAAGTTAACAAGGCAATTCACTGATAAATCAGGGGATGATTTGAAGGCTTATCGAAGTGAAGTGCAAGCTCTGGCAGACTATTACGGGAAAGATTTTAAAGAAGTGCTTATTTCCGCTAATACGGTATCAAAACAATTTGGTATCACTTCCGAGAAGGCTTTGCAAATAATAAAGGACGGATTTATAGCCGGAGCAGATGCGAATGGCGAATTTCTGGATAGCCTGAAAGAATACCCGGCATATTTCAAAGAGGCTGGAATATCTGCCGATCAGTTTGTAGCCATCATCGCAGAGACCAACAAGCAGGGTATATTCTCCGATAAGGGTATAGATACGATTAAAGAAGCAAATATACGGCTCCGAGAAATGACAGATTCCACTGCCGCAGCATTAGAGGGGATCGGGCTAAATTCGAAGAAAATACAAAGGGAGTTGCAAAGCGGGTCTATTACTACTTTTGAGGTTATGCAACTTGTTTCTGATAAATTGAATGAGCTTCCGGAAAGCTCCGCTGCTGTTGGTACTGCCATTGCTGATATATTTGGCGGGCCGGGAGAAGATGCAGGTTTGAAGTATATTCGGACACTGAAAGATATTTCTACCAATTTGGATGAAGTGAAAGCTAAAGCCGGAGGATTAGGAGAAGTTGAAGAAGATTTAATTAATTCTCAAACCGAATTAACAAAAGAGATTGCTTTGCTGTTTGATGCTACCGGAGGATCATTTGAGAAAATGACCGCCAAAGTAAAGACCTTTGTAAATGACACTTTAACTGATTTAATAAAGACAGTCAGAGGATTGTTTGAGAGCGTAGAAGATATTGCAAAACGTGAAGAAGAGGCAGCAAAGCAATTAGGGGAATCGGTTGCTGCCGAACAGATAAAATCACAATACGATATAATAAAAGAAGCTCAACAAAAATATATCAAACAAGGGGTAACAGAGCAAGAAGCATTGAAAAAAGCAAAAGAGGATCGGCTAAAAGTTCTCAATCTGGCTCTCAAACAGGAGGAAAAATATCTTCAAGAAACCGTTAATATAAACGAGAAATACAATAAAGAACTAAAAGATGCTTCAATTATTAGACAAGGACTAGGTTTAGATCGTACTAATAAAGAAATAAATCAGGATATTAATAAATCATGGAAAGAATATACTAAGCAATTAGCGGCTGTTGAATCTTTGAAGAAACAAATAGAGAGTGTTACAAGCTATGAGCCTACAGGCAAAGCAACGGGGGTTATCACCAGTGCTGCCGATATTGAAGCAAAAAAGAAAGAAATTGCCGAATTGAGGAAAGCAGAAGATGAAGCCTTAAAACTGATAAAAGATAGCCGGAAACGTCAAACGGAAGAGATCGAACTACAGTATTCCCGCCAGATAGAGGATCTTAAAAAGCGTATTAAAACGGAGGAGGATTTGACACCTAAAGCAAAAGAGGCCATCAATAAGCAAATCACTTCATTAGAAGCACAAAAACAGCAGGCACTAAAGAAGCTATCCGATGAAGAATTGCAGAAGGAAATTGCCAACCGCCAGAAGCTTATAGAAATACAACTTGAATCTGTAAAGAAAGGAAGCGAACAGGAATATCAACTGAAGATGCAGCAATTAATTGCGCAACGGGATTTAGACCTTTCTAATACCGAGCTTACCGAACAGATGAAATTTGCCATCCGTGAAAAATATAATAAGAAAATTGATGATCTTGTAAAACAACATGATGCGGACTTACTGAAAAAGCAACAGGATGCAATGAAACTTCGCTATGAAACCGAGATTGCAAAAGTGTACAATGATGAAGCGGAAGTTTATCGTATCAGGTTAAAGCAAAGAAAGGAGGAATTAGATGCCATCCAACAAATGGAAGGGGAAAGTATAGAATCTTTCAATCTTCGTAAGCTGGAGCTTAAAAATGCTTATCTTGATGCAGAAAAAGAGCTAGCAAATAAAGAGATAGAAATAGAGAAGCAAAAAGCAGATGCGATCGGAAGTATTATCGGAGGAATTTCTTCTTTATTGGAATTGGCCGGAGAAACTAATGAAGAAATGGCACGTGCCGCAAAACTATTAGCGATTGCGGAAGTTGCCATAGCGCAGGGAGTAGCTATTGCAAATGCTGTTAAAACGGCTACTAGTTCAAGTGCAACATGGATAGATATGTTAGTGGCTATTGGAACAGTTGTTGGTGCTGTTACTGCTGTTATGGGAACTGCTATGAAGTCTATTAAGTCCGCCAAGTTTGCAACCGGTGGACTAGTTACCGGACCGGGAACCGGAACGAGTGATAGCATACCGGCACAACTAAGTAACGGAGAATCGGTAATGACAGCAAGAACTACGGAGTTATTCGCTCCAATCCTTTCCTCATTTAACCAAATGGGGGGCGGTGTTCCGATAAACATCACCGCATCAAGTAATCAAACCATGGGAGAGGATATGCTTGCTAGAGCAGTTGCAAAAGGAGTCCAGATGATGCCTAATCCTGTAGTATCTGTAACCGAAATAAACACAGTTGGAAAACGAGTTGAAGTACTTGAAAACCTGGAAAGCTTATAAAATTCCGATTTTTCCGATTCTATAAAAAAAAAGAAAAATGAAAGTATATGAGGTTTTAGCATCAAGCCGCTTTCTACTTGCTACAATGAACAGAAACGGAGTGAGCGCAGATGATATAATGTATCTTGATATGTTCTATGAGTATAGAGATATGCTTGCAGAAGGACGAAAAGAAGCCGAAATCAGGGCTTTTCTTTCAAACAAGTATAAATTATCCGCCTCAACAATAAAAAAGGCTATAAAGCACTTGAATGAAGAATACATTATTTGATATGCTTTCAAAGATTTTTCTTGGGTCATTACGCACGTGTAAAAAAGCCGGAGGAATATTCTCCGGCTTTCGCTTTTAATTGCTACAAAGATTTTTTGGGGGTCATTACACGTGTGTGAGAAATCTAAAATTCGGTTTTTTCGAATGCTATAAAAAAGGCCTTAATTAGTGTTTATAAGTTTATATTTCCCTTTATCGTTCATCCAATAAATAAATTTTATCGAATCATATTTTGCTTCAAATTGCTTAGAGGAAATAGATTTTACCCAAAATTCTACAATAGCTTCCCCATTAGCATTTTTAGTTACATTAGCACTATCATATTCCTGAAATTCAATAAATTCCGGAACGCCTAGACGATTGATTTTTACATCTTTTTTCACCCATTCGTAGCACTCTTTTAAGGCTTTATCTACATCCCCTATATTTTTCTGTGTCTTACTATGCTCAATATATAAATACCCCCAGTAAAGTATAAACCCAATTAATAAAACACCCAGTATTTTAATCAATGTTTTTTTCATGGCTTAAAATTTAAATTATTCTATTTTGATATTGATATTCTTTCCGCAATGGGGACAAGTCAAAGACGCACCGTCTTTCTTTGGTTGTACTTCTTCCGGTGATGCAAAGAATTGCCACATAGGAACGTTCAAGGCAGTAGCAATCTTTTCAAGTGTAGATGTCGTTAATGATTCGGCAGAAACCATTTGTTTAACAGCAGACAAACTCACATTCATTTTATCAGCTAGCATCTGTTGCGTGCAGCCATTTTCTTTTAGAATTTCTTTTATTCTCATAATTTCATTGATTATTTATTGCAAAGTTAGCTTTATTAGCAAAAGGTACAGTATTTACTATCTTAATTAATCTTAACAAGATAGCGTTTTCTATCTATTTATTTTGTTTAGCACAGAAAATACTATACCTTTGCATCATCAAAGTTAAACCAATAAATAAAAAAAGATATGGCACGTTACGATTTAAACAAGATAATGAAGAGAGCGCACAACCTTTACAAAAACGCTCATGCAAAGTACCCGACATTTGCCGATGCACTCCGTAAATCTTGGAGCATGGCAAAATTTGAGGTTAGAGTAGCCGAAGAACGCCAGGCAATCGAAGCGGAGACTAAAGCACGTGAAGCAAAGGTACGTGAAGAGAACGAGCAAGCCGCCATTAGTTCGGTTCTTCTTCGTGCACAAATCGAAGCCGACCGAATAAGAAGAGAAGCGGAAGCCAAAGCGGAACGCATGAAAGGCGAGATAGCAGCACGCAAAGAGGGCATCTCTTACAACGAGTATCAAAACCGTATTAGTCGTGCAATGGGCTACGGGTGTGGTTCGTATTGCGGTGACTAATTTTTTTATTCATAATAATTGATTTGTTTTCATGGAAGTACTGGTTTGTGAAAATAGGTGCTTCCCTTTCACTGAATTATTAACCATAGGGGGAATTCCCCCTATCATAAATTATACTATATGATAGAAACAAAGGTTTATAAGCTCCACGAGAGCAAGCAAGTAGAGGATATTACTACCATGCTAAAGATAGAAGGAATAAAGTATAATGTATTCGAATACGAAGAGTACACAGCAATAGAAGTGACCGGTACACCATTAGAGATAATAAGAGCCTCCACAATATACCAACAGGTTACAACCATTAAGCTATAACGAGATGGAGATATTGATAATATTTGGATGCCTATACACCGGCTATAGGATATTTAGGAGAAAGGGAGAACACTTCTTTGATGTTTAATCAATTATGAACGCTACACTAATTATTTGTATCATCCTTCTTGCTTTCTGCGTATGGGATGAAATTTTTAACGATAACAACAGGAATCAATCAATATAAAATATAACTATGGAAATGGTAATAGAGCCCGCTAGCAAAGAACGGACAGAGCAAGGAGAGCAGTTTATCGAAAGACTACTAAAGATTCTACAAAACAACGATAAAGTAACGGTTAACGTAATGTATTGCCAGACTTGCGTTATTGACAGACTAGTAACTGTAGAATCTGGTACCAGTTTTAATGCGGGTCTAAGTAAAGACAATTGTACAGTACTAAATGAAATGGTTTACAACTCACATCAATAAATGATACATGAAAGTTGACGCCATCAACAAAGCCACCTCGGTAACAATATGGTTGCCGGGTTTACATTTAAAAGAATCCGATTATGAATAATCCTCCGTTGGGATGAACTGGGGAGAGAAGACAGGGCAAAGGAATGTAATGCCCTACCTGATCCGACAGATTACGGAGCAGGTCATACGATACATGAACTTATCATTTCTTTGTTCGGTGCTAGAAAATCGCTTAGATGCAAACAGGATGAGAAAACGAGCAAAGGAGTATAGGATAACGTGAGAAAATCTCACATTATAGTAGTATTCTTTTATGTTTTACGACATGTTTCGAGTAAAAACGACTATAAAAAAGCGAAATAAGATAAAATGAGATAAAGAAAACAATAAAAACATGCTATATTTGCATCAGA